CAACACGTTGAAGGAAAAAGAGAAATGTCGGCAACGCAGGTCTCAGCCGGCATCGCTTTACTCAAAAAAGTCATGCCAGATTTGGCGTCGATCGAGCACAGCGGCTCGTTGAACGTCAACGCGGCGGAAATCGGGGATCAAGAGCTTGCAGCTATCGCCAGCGGAGGCCGCGCGAGAATTACTGCGGCGGAGATCCCTTCGAAGGTCACTCACTGAATTCTGCTGCTCTGTCGGCTTTGTGCCCGCGGCGCATCATCGGCTGATTATCGAGGCTCTCGAGGCCGTCGCGCGCGGCGACTGCGACAGGCTCGGAATATTCCTGCCTCCAGGCTCAGCGAAGAGCACTTACGCCAGCATCTTGTTCCCGCCGTGGTTTTTGGCTCAGAAGCCGGACGCCTGCTTGATTGGCGCGTCTCACACGCAAGAACTGGCCGAGAAGTGGGGACGCCGTGTCCGCAACATTATCGCGGCGCAATCGAACGTCCTTGGCGTAGCGATATCGGACGACAACAGCGCAGCTGGCCGGTGGGAGACGACGAGCGGCGGAGAATACCTCGCTTCTGGCATCGGAGGGGGCATTTCCGGCCGCCGCGCTGATCTGGCGATCATTGATGACCCGCTCCGATCGCGCGAGGACGCCGACAGCCAAAAGGTCCGGGATAAGCAATGGGATTGGTGGCGGTTCGACTTGCAGCCGCGCCTCAAGCCCGGCGCGGCTGTTGTGCTGATTTCCACGAGATGGCACTGCGACGACCTTGCCGGGCGCATCTTCGAGGAAGAAGGCGACCGATGGAGGGTCATCAAGCTTCCGATGGAGGCGACGAGCGCGGACGATCCGCTCGGCCGCAAGCTCGGTGAGCCGCTCTGGCCTGAATGGTTCAACGATCAAATGCGGGTCGACGCAAAGCGCGATCCACGCGTTTGGTCTGCCCTCTATCAGCAAGAGCCCGTCCCCGACACGGGCGACTACTTCAAGTCCGAATGGCTGCTCCCCGTCGACAACCTACCGCCGCGCGAGAGCCTGCGGGTCTATGGCGGGTCGGATTACGCCGTGACCTCGGACGGCGGCGACTACACGGTGCACGCGGTTCTAGGCCTCGACCCGGACGGCAACCCGTGGCTTCTCGACCTCTGGCGCCAGCAGGCCGCGTCTGACGAATGGGTCTTGAGCTTCTGTGATCTCGTCAAGAAGTGGAAGCCGATGTCCTGGGCCGAGGAGCAGGGCCAGATCAAGAGCGGCGTCGGCCCGTTCCTTGAGCGGGAGATGCGCCAACGCCAAGCCTATGTGGCGCGCGAGCAATTTCCGACGAAGGGCGACAAGGCGGTTCGTGCGCAATCCTTTCGCGGCCTGATCGCAACGCGGGGGCTGCGCATTCCGGCAAAGGCGCTCTGGCGCGCTGATTTCGAGACGGAGCTTCTTCGCTTCCCGGCGGGCGTGCACGACGATCAGGTCGACGCGCTGGGTCTCATTGGCCAACTGCTCGACAATATGCTCTCCGGCGTCAAGCCGCAGACGCCAGAGCAGAAAAACCTGAACGCCTACGATACGCGCCATCGCCGCTATGACGATGCTCTCGACGTGCTCACGATCTAAAATGAGAGACGGATTTGTTTTAGCCGCACTGGCGATCGTTTTGCTATCTTTCGTGACAGGAGACTTCGGCTATTTCGTCCGTTCTCTGTTGCGCGGACTGTCTTGGGGAATAGGTAGAGAGATTGCTCGGGGGTTATTTCGCCGATAAATATGGAAGAGCCTTGCCTGATTTAGAAACAGACGTCGACGACGAGAACGCGGACGACCCCGACGAGTGGCGGGACTATTCCGACGGCGACGACGAGGACGCCGAGAAGGACGAATGACGGCCTATCGCGCGTCAGGCGCTCTGAGCCCCTGATCAAGCGACGCCGCGGCGATCCGGTTCGAGCTTTGCAGCTTCAGGCATTCGAGATGTTGCGCCGAGCCCCTGGGATATCCGATGGCGGCGCAGCGCTGTGCGTCCTCCTGGGCTGAGGCGTCGAGGCGGGCGCTGTTGCAGCCGGCCAAGGCCAACGAGATAGCGGCAAGAAATAAAATACGCATGGTCGTCTCCTTTGAGGTGACATGAATCCTGAAGTGCGGCGGGAATTAGGCGAATGGCGAATACGGGCATTCATTCGAACAACCGCACCGTCGTCTTCCGTGGCGAAGGAGATCGCGAAATGCCAAGTAAATCTCAGGCGCAAAACCGCTTCATGCATGCGGCCGCCGCGGGGAACGTCGAGGGCGTATCCCCGAAGGTTGGCAAGGAATTTGTAAAGGCCGACAAAGGACGCAAGATCAAGAAACTACCCGGCCACGTTCGCAAAGCGTACAAGAGCGGCCTCGTCTCGGATAAGGCAATCCATAAGATGAGGCAGCAGAATGCTAGAGACTGAACTTGGACGTCGCATCTATTCGCAGAACGCAGTCCTCCGCGGCAATCTCTCCGATCTCCATTGGGAGTCTTTTCTGGTCGAATGCACCGGTGCGCTTGGTATGGACCCCGCAGCAAAAGCGGCGGTCTTCCACTATCCGCTCGAGAATGGCAAGGGTGGAACAGGTCTGACGATCTTCCAGCCGATCACGACCTCGTTCATGGTCATTGATGTGTGGCCAGACTTCGACGGGGCATATTTGCACATTTCCTCGTGCAAGAAATTTCACATTGCCGATCTCGTCGAGACGATCCGCCATTTCCATCTTGCGATGGAATTCTCCGGAGCCAGAGAGGAGTTGAAGCTCGCATGACTCATGTCATCGTGCGGACGGAAGGGCAGATGAAGCGCGCCATGGGCGAATCGAAGGCGCAATATCATGTCGAGGACAGTTTGCGGGACGATCTCATTTTCACCATTCTCATGGAGAGAAAGAACGTGAAACTTTCTGGAGCGCCTGGCTCAAAGTTTGATTTGGTTGTCGTCACCGTCAAAGACGAAGGGCAGAGGCGTTGATGGAAGACCTCCGCTCCAAAACAGCCCTGGTCGTCGACTCTGGAATCTTCGTAGAGGTCGCCCGGCGCTTGGCCGAGGACTTCGGCAAGGTCTACTATTTCGCCGAGTGGCGTTCCGGATATCCGACGTCGAGAGGACTTCTCGTCGGCGCTGGCGATCCGATGCTGCATCGCGTCGACGACTTCTGGCATCTGATCGATAAAGTCGACATCATCATTTTTCCGGATTGCTACGACTACGGTCTGCAAGACTTCCTGACGAAGATCGGCAAGCGCGTATGGGGATGCAAGCGCGGCGCGGAGCTCGAACTGGATCGCCCGAAGGCGAAAGAGATTTTGAAGAAGGCCGGCGTCCCCATCGGGGATTACAAGGAGATCGTTGGCCTTGAAGCGCTTCGCAAACACCTCAAGACGCATGAAGACGCATGGATCAAGATCAACTCGACGCGCGGCGACATGGAGACGTTTCATGCGCCGACTTATGAGAAAATTGAACCGCGCCTTGACGAGCTGGAGCATAATCTCGGCGCCAAGAAAAAGATCATGCGATTCGTCGTCGAGGCAGGAATACCGGACGCGATCGAAGCGGGATACGACGGGTTCACGATCGACGGAAAATTCCCGGCTGTGGGGATGACCGGGATCGAAGTGAAGGACAAGGGATACGTTGGACGAACGATCCGATATGCGGACGTCCCGCCGCAGGTGCGCGCGGTCAATGACGCTCTTGTTCCGTCGTTCAAGCGCTACGGATACAGAGGATTTTGGTCGTCGGAGGTCCGCATCGATCAGGAAGGCAACGGCTATCCGATCGACCTAACGGCGCGCGCCGGCTCCCCGCCGAGCGAGCTCTACCAGAACATGATCGAAAACCTCGCCGAGGTCGTCTGGTATGGCGCCGAGGGAATTTTGGTCGAGCCGGAATATACGGACGTTTGGGGCGCTGAGGTGCTCATTCATTCGCAGTGGGCCGACCAGAATTGGGTGCATCTTACATTCCCGGAGAAATATCGCCGCAACATCAAGCTCCGCAACTACACGGTGATCGATGGCGAGCACTACATCGTCCCGCAACTTTGCGGGATGCCGGAGATCGGGGCTGTTGTGGCGACGGGAGAGACGGCCAAGGAAGCAATCGAGGCGGTCAAGGAGATAGCCAAAGAGGTTGAAGGCTACGATGTCGAGATCCCCGTCGACGTGATGGAAGAAGCGCATGCGGACCTGAAGTCGATCCTGAAGGCGAGCGCGTCGAAGCCGGTTTCGAAAGAGCAGCGCGTGGCACAAGAGGCGATGCGCGCGGGGACTCTGAGCCGCAAGCAATATGAAAAGCTCGCGGACA